GGCTGGCTGACAAGGCCGCGCGCCTGGTGCGGCCGTTGCTGATCCGTCGCGTTGCCGATCGCCGCTTGAACAACACCCCCAACAGCATGGCCGTGAACATCAACGCACTGATGGCCCCGTTACGACAGATGGCCAAGTCGGTGAAGTTCGCCGGCCAGGTCTTCCCGGGCGAGATCGAATCGCCGAAAGACGGCGACATCGTGCTGGTATGGAAGAGCAAAACCGCCGTAGAGGCGTTCATCAAGCTCAAGCCCCACAACTGCCCGAAAGACCTCACGGCGAACATCGCCTTGGACCTTTCCAACGACGATTCGGAGTAACCCCCTATGTCACGTATTGGCGGCAAGAACTTTGACGTGAACCTGGGCGACCTGCAGGTCCACGTCGAAAGCTGCACCGTGGATATCACCGACAACAGCAAGGCCGCGCAAACCCGGGGCGTGCCTGATGGCTACGTCGACGGCGATGTATCAGCGGCCGGCGAACTGGAGCTGGATTCGACCAACTTTAACTTGTTGATCGAAGCAGCACGCACTGCCGGCAGTTTTCGCAAGCTGGGCGCCTTTGACTCAGTGTTCTTTGCCAAGGCCGGCGACGACGAGCTGCGCATTGAGGTCTTCGGCTGCAAATTGAAGATCTCCAGCCTGCTGAGCATCGATCCCAAGGGCGGCGAAAAGACCAAGCACAAGGTGCCTTTCGAGGTCACCAGCCCGGACTTCATCCGCATCAACGGCGTGCCGTACCTGGATTCCACCGAGATCGAGGGTATTAGCTGATGGGCGATTGGCTTGACGACGCCAAGGCGATCGAGGAACTGGAGCGCGAGCGGTCTATCCAGGCCCAACTGGCCCGGCCTCGCCCCACGGGGCCGAGCCGCAGCCATTGCCTGGACTGTGACAACGAGATCCCTGCCCGTCGCCAGGCTCTGCCCGGGATTACTCGCTGTGTGCCTTGCCAGACCCTTAACGAGCGGAGAGACCGCTGATGACCGACGCAACCACGCCCGACCTGGTGGCGAACTCCGCTCGCCTGGGGCGCCTTGAGCGAAAAATGGCAGTAGTCGAACACCGCGTTGGCCAGATGGAAACAGTCCCGACCCGTGTCACCAAGCTGGAGCAGCAGTTTGAGCATATGTCTGGCCAGCTGTCTGAGCTGAACGAGGGCCAGCAGAAGCTGACCAGCGTTGTGTCCAGCCTGGGCACCAAGATCACCTGGGCGTTGGCTGTCGCCAGCACCCTGTGGGCCGTGCTGCAGATGATCGGTCCGACCTTGCTTCGCGTGGTGTTCCCATGAACCTGCGCGGCAAGATCGCCGCCGGCGCCATTGCGCTCTGCAGTTCCACGCTGGTGGTGTTCCTGGGCACCTGGGAAGGCAACGGCCAGAACACCGTGTATGCCGACAAGCTCGCCCGTGGCCTGCCAACCGTGTGCAAGGGCATCACCCGCCACACCAGTCCATACCCGGTGGTTGTGGGTGACTACTGGTCGGACGCCCGATGCAGCGAGGTGGAGCAGTTGGTGATCAGCAAAGGCCAACTGCAGCTGGCCGACTGCATCACCAACCAGGACGTGGGCCAGAACACCTTCGACGCCCTGAGCAGCCATGGCCACAACTTCGGCACGCCCAACACCTGCGCCAGTCGCGCCGTGGGGCTGATCAATGCCGGCCGCATCAAAGACGGCTGTCAGGCCCTGGCCTGGGCGCCTGACGGCAAAACGCCGGTGTGGGCCTTCATCACCACCGGCCAGGGCAAAAAGGTATTTATCCCGGGCCTGCATGCGCGCCGTTTGGCGGAAGCAGCTCTGTGCGAGGCGGGCTTGTGATGCGCGAAGGCACTTTCATCCTGGTGCTGTGCCTGGTGGCTTGGTTTGGCTTCGACCTGCTGTTGGGCCAGCGTGACACCGCTCGTAGCGAACGTGACGCCGCCCTGTTTGAAGTGAACGGCCTGCGCGAAGCGGCGCGCATCAGCGGCGAGATGCTGGCCGATCGTGACGCTATCGACCTTCAACGAACCCTGGAACTGAACCATGAACGAGCCGAAAACGATGCTCTGCGTCTCGATGTTGCTGTTGGCCGTAAGCGGTTGCACCTCAACGCCACCTGCAGCACCGCAGGCAACCCAACGACCGGCGCCGGCGGCCTGGCTGATGGCGGACCCGCCGAACTCACTGCAGACGCTCGACAGGATTATTTCACCCTCAGAGATCAACTCGCCCTAAGCCGGCAAATGATCCTGGGTCTGCAGGACCACGTGCGCCGGGTCTGCCTGCGCTGATTCACCCCACTTTCTGACCATGAACGGAGCAACACCATGACCGATAAACGCGACATCACCCTGGAAGTTGGCGACAAGGAATTCACCTTCGAACTGACCCCGCAAGACGTGACCAAGTACTTCAACGCCGTCACCCAAACCAACAAGGTCTCGCCGGCCAACAACCTGCTGGTGACCACGGTTAAGCAGGAAGAACGCGCCACCCTCAAGTCCCAACTGGGCAATCCCGTATTGGTCATGCAACTGGCCGGCGCGCTCCTGGAAGAGTACGGCCCGGACGTTGAAATCACCGTAAAAAAGCCCTCGATCACGCCGAACGACTGACTGAAAACGGCCTTGGCCAACTGGTGGCCTTGGCTAATCGCTGGCTACCCGGTGCCGAGCCCACCGCCGAGGTGATGGGCACGGCCAAGTGGCTGGAGGACGAGTACTGGCGGCGGACGGAAATCGCCATCGCCAATGGCATCGCCTACGCACTCAATGGATAAACACTGATGGCAGAAAAAAGCGCCCGCCTGGCCTTCATTTTGAGCCTGACCGATAAGGTCACCGCCCCTTTGGGCAAGGTCAAAATGGGCTTTTCTGACCTGGCTGAACAGAGCGAAAAGCACATCAAAACGATGGGTTTCGGTCTGGCGGGCATTACGGGCGCGTATGTCGGTATCACCCAATCCATGGAACCAGCCCTGGAAATGAATCGCGCCCTGGGCGAAGTCCGATCGTTGAACGTCGCCGAGGATGCGTTGAATGCGCTGAATCGCAAGTCTCTGGAATTTTCCGTGGCGTATGGCGAAAACGCCCGGGATTTTGTCGCCTCGGCGTATCACATTGAAGGCGCCATCAAAGGATTGGTGGGCAATCAACTGGCAACGTTCACCAATGCCAGCGACGTGCTGGCCAAGGCCACCAAGTCCGACGCGGACACCATGGGCTCCTACGTCGGCACCATGTACAACCTGTTCAAGGGCCAGGCTGACGCCATGGGCAAAGGCCAATGGGTGGAAACCCTAGCGGGCCAGACGGCCACGGCGGTGCAGCTGTTTCGCACCAGCGGCGAGCAGATCGGCGAAGCATTCAAAGCTGCCGGCGGCCTGGCCAGCACTGCCGGTGTGAGCCTGGCCGAGCAAATGGCGGTTCTGGGTACGCTGGGCAGCACCATGGACGGCGGGGAGGCCGGCGGCCTATACAAATCGTTCTTTGAGAACGTCAGCGGCGCATCGGAAAAGCTGGGCATGTCCTTTGTCGACCAGCAGGGCAAGTTGCTGCCGATGATGGACATCCTGGACAAGCTCCAGGGTAAGTTTGGCGACCTGACGATTGAGGCCAACGGCAAGAAGCTGCGCGACGCCTTTGGTGGCGAAGCGGCGCGCCTGATCACCACCCTGATGGGCGACACCGGCCGGTTGAAAAACGGCATGGAGCAACTGGGCAACGTGCGCGGCCTGGAGAATGCCGAGCGTATGGCCAAGGCCATGGTGGACCCGTGGCAGCAGTTTGGCGCCGCTGTGCAGGCGCTGCGTATCGCCTTCGGCCAGTCGTTGATCCCGATCCTGGCGCCGCTGATGGATCGCCTGGTGGCCATCGCCGGCACACTGACTCGTTGGACCCAACTGTTCCCCAACATCACCCGCTTGATAGGCATTGTCACTCTGTCGTTTCTGGCGGTCACCGCAGCCATGTCGTTACTCACTCTGACAGTGGGCCTGTCGAGAATGGCTTGGCTGGGAGCCACTGTGGTGTGGAACGCTCTCACCTGGTCGGGCTACCGCAGTATCGCCATGTTCCTGTACCACACCGTCATGGTGATCGGGTTTGTGGCCGGCCTGGTGCTGATGGTTGCCTGGATGGGTCTGGTCAAGGGCGCGATGCTGCTGTGGCAGGGCGCGATCTGGCTGGTCAACACCGCGCTGCTGGCCAACCCGGTGACCTGGATAGTGATCGGCATTGTCGCCCTGGTCGCGGCCGTGGCGGCGGCGATCATCTACTGGGACGAGTGGACCAGCGCGTTGCTCAACAGCGAGGCGTTCCAGTGGGTCAGCGGCCAACTTACCGCACTGTCGGCGTGGTTTGACTCGATGGGCGGCTGGTCGAACATGGCCAGCGCCGCGTGGGACGGCATCGTCAATATTTTCAAAGAAGCCATAAACGGCTTGATCGAGATGTTGAACAAGATTCCCGGCGTGAGCATTGATGCGGTATTTGGTGATATGCCGGCGGCGCCGGAACTGCCCACCATCAGCGCGCCCCAGATCGATGCGCCGTTGCTGCCGCAGCTGGTGAGCGCGCCCCAGCAGCCGATCCAGGCGCCGCCCCTGGTGCTGGCTGCTACGCCGAAGGCACCCGCGCCGGCAATGCCAACGCTCAACGCGCTACAGCCCCAGGCCCAAACGCCTGCCCTTGTGCTGGCTCCCACGCCGAAAATCCCGGCCCCGGCCATGCCGACACCTGCAGCTTTGCAGCCAGCAACCCCAACAGAGGTACCGGCGATGCCGGCGCAGCTGCCCCGTGCCGTGCCCGCGTTGGTAGCCGCACCGGCTGAGAAAATGCCGGCGCCGATCGGGCCGCAGATCAATGTCCCGCAGCCCATTCAAACGCCGCGCCTGGTGACAGCGCCGGCGCCGACTGAGAAAGCCGAACAAAGCCAACAGCGCATCAATGGATCAGTGGCCAGTCTTTCACCAAAACGGCCCGAAGCGGTCCCCCGGGGCGGCTTGCTGGCCAGTATCCAGAACAACAACCAAACCCAGAACAAGGGCACGCATGTGGAGAACGTGAACATTCACACCGGTAAACCGATGAACCCGCTTGAGCTGGAAGGCATGTTGGCCATGGCGGTGGGTGGATGAGCGAATACATCGACCTGTTGATCGTCGACAACGACCTTGTACTGGACCCGTCCCGCCAGCCGCTACTGATCGAGGACCGCGCCAGTATCGCCCAGGACATCGCACACATGATCCGCGAAAGCGGCTTGCTGGTAACGCTTGTCGCTGAGCGCAGTCGGCTGCGTCAACGCGATTGCATCCAGCAGCTAGAGCTGCTGGTAGAGGCGGATGAACGCCTGGTGCCCGGTACCGCGCAGATTCTCCAGCAGCAACCCGGGGTGTTCATGGTGACGGCCAAAACCCTGAAATTCGGCGCTATCGAGGTGTTTTTGTGAGTGACGTAGATTTTCGTCAGGCATTGATCGATGCCGGCATTCCAACCACCGAGGACAAACTCCGTGCGGCCTGGGAAAGCGAAGTGGCCGCGCAGGGCAGCAAGATGAGCAACACCAGCGCCTATTCCCCGTTCTGGCGCGTGATGACCGCGTTGGTCACCAAGCCGGTCATGTGGATGCTTGCGCTGTTGAGCGACACCGTTCTGCCGAACTTCTTCGTTAAGACTGCACGCGGTACCTGGTTGGAAATGCTGGCCTGGGCCGTGAACATTGAGCGCAAAGGCGCGACCAAAGCGCGGGGCACGTTGCTGTTTACGCGCGAGAACACCGGTGGCGTGATGGAGCTGCGCGCCGGCGTTGTGGTGCAGTCGGCGGCGATCAATGGCCACGTCTACCAGTTGGTAACCACGGAGAACGCGTCTTTTGCCGATGGCATGCAACAACTGGCGATCCCAGTGGAAGCCATGCAGGTGGGCAGCGGCTATAACCTGGCGCCGGGTTATTACGCGATCTTGCCAGAGCCTGTTCCGGGCATCGCCCAAGTGGTCAATGTTGACGGGTGGATGACTTCACCAGGTGCAGATCCTGAGCCGGATGAACAACTGCGCCTGCGCACCCGCAACCAGTTCAGCGCCGTGAACCAGTGGCACACCGACGCGGTTTATCGGGCCATGATTTCCGCTTTTCCAGGCGTGCGGCCGGATGGCGTCTACTTCCTGCACGGTGCGCCGCGCGGCCCAGGCAGCGCCAACGCCTACGTGCTATTTGACGCTGACGTGCCGGCGGACACCTTCCTGGCGCAGATTAATGCGCACGTAAGAGAAGGCGGCAACCATGGCCACGGTGATGACCTGTTGGTGCTGGTGATGCCGGAGACCTTGCACACCTTGCGTGTGAGCTTCTGGCCACGGCCCAACCTGAGCACTGAGAAGCGCGACGAACTGCAGGCGCAGATCGCTTTGTTCATCCGTTCCGCCTTCCGCGAAAGCACAGCCAGCGACTACCAACCGACGCTGACTTTTCCCCAGTCGCGGTTTTCATTTAGCCGGCTGGGTGAAGAGCTACACCAAGCTTTTCCCGCCATTGAGTCGCTGCACTTCGATAGCGACGACATCGTGTCAGAGCTGAGCATCCCGCGTATCAGCAGCCTGGAGGTAGTGCCGGCATGATTCGCCTAAAACTGCCTTTTTGGCTTGGCGGCGTCGAGCTGGCCAAGCTCACCCAAGCCGCGCAGACCTGGTGGGAGACGGTAGAGGGCTGGCTGCAGTGGCCATTGCTCCAGACGGATGCCACCACCTGCCACCTGACCGTGCTTGAGCTTCTAGGTTGGCAGCGCGATATCAGCCGTTTCAAGGATGAACCCGAAAGCCTGTACCGGTTACGGGTCAAGTACGCCTTTATCAATGCCAAGGACGCCGGCAGTACCGCCGGGCTCAAGCGCATTTTGCGCCGCCTGGGTGTTGGCTACGTCGAGATCGACGAGCGCTTGCCGGCCCGGGATTGGGACGTGGTGCTGCTGACCCTTTCCGACTCGCAACTTTCGGAAAACCCCGAGCTGCTGCGCGTGCTGATCCAGCAATACGGGCGCACCTGCCGCCGCTACGACTTCGTGACCATCACCCCCGTAACGCTGCGCATTGCCGTGGCTGACTTTAACGACGACCAGCAAACGCTGGTGGCCAGCCTGTAGGAATCCACCGTGGCTAGAATTACCTTTGCCGGCGAAAGCCTGATTGCCCAAAAGCTGGGCGACAAACAAATCCTGGACGTGGCCCGGTTCATTTTCGCCAACGTGCCGGGGTTGGACCCGCAGAAGCCTATCGATCGAGCCCAGGCCAAGCCGCCGGCGAGCCAGATTGTTTACACCTACGCAATCCCACCTGGCAATGCCGGTTACGTGAACCCTAACCAGGTGGTGTACAGCTCGATGCTGGGCAGCGACGTAGGGGACTTTGATTGGAACTGGATGGGGCTGGAGAGCGCCGAAGGCGTGCTGTTCGCGGTGGCTTATGTGCCGCTGCAGCAGAAGCGCAAGAACATCCCGCCGCACCAGTTGGGCAACAACGTCACGCGTAACATCCTGGTCGAGTTCAGCGGCGCCCAGGAGCTGACCGGCATCAGCATCGACGCCAACACCTGGCAGCACGACTTTACCGTGCGCCTTGCCGGCATCGATGAGCGCGAGCGCCTGAGCAACCGAGACATGTTCGGGCGTGCCTGTTTCTTCGGCAGCGCCCTGCAGGTGGAGAAGGTCGGAACGGGCTACCGGATTAAACCCGGACTGGCCTACGTCGAGGGTGTGCGCGTTTACAGTCCTACCGCGCTGGAAGTGCCGGGTAAGGCGCTGCCGACCACCGTCTGGCTCGATGTTGTGCTGGAGCGGCACTTGAACGATGTAGTGGCACGCTGGAGCCTGGTGTGTGACGCAGAAAAGCCCGATTACAAAGATACTTTGGGCGTGCAGCACTACTGCGTGGCCCTGGCTGATTTGACCACGCAGGCCATCACTGATCGGCGCCCGGTTGAGGCAATCGACGGCCCTCTGGTGCAACACTTCGCTGCGCGGATCGGTGACTATCCGAAGCTGCGCGCACGGGCAACGACCAAGGCGGACGTGGGACTGAGCGAGATTCCCAATGCCATCAGCGACGACCCAGCGACTGACGACAGCCAGATTGTGGCCAGCACCAAGGCCGTGAACGGCGTTCATGTGAAAGTGGGCCAACTGGTCGACGGTACTGTGTCGGCGGGTAAAGCCAGCCAGTTGGCCAACCCGCGCAAGATTGCAATGACGGGGGCCGCCACCGGTGAAGCGGAGTTTGATGGGACAGCAAATGTCTCGATCAAACTGACCCTGGCAGATAGCGGTATTGCCCCAGGCACCTACCCAAAGGTCGCGATCAACGCGAAGGGGCTTGTGGTCGGAAGCGCCGAGTTGACGGCCCAAGACATTCCCAGTCTGAACTGGTCGAAAATTACCAGCGGCAAACCCACCACTCTGAACGGGTACGGGATCACCGATGCATTACGCACGGGACTCAACGACCAGGTGCCACGGTTTTACTCACCTGTTCCAGGCACTACCTTCAACACGCCGGCACTTGAAATTCGTGAAGCTCAGTTGGTGTTGGATTCCAAAAGTGGCTGGGAGTACGCGCCCCGTATAAGTTTTCATTGGGGCGGAGTAACCGCGGGTGATTTGGCGATGACCTCTGCCCGCACCTTGTGTTGGATCGGGAACGAGATTTACCACGCCGCCAACTTTGATCCGAACAGCAAAGCCAACAAAGCTACAACCCTGGGGGGTTACGGCATTACGGATGGTCTAAAGCGTGGCGAGTACGGTTTGGGAAGCAACATTACCCCGATCAGCCCTATAGACACGCGTGGTCTTGCCGGCGGCTTTCACTCTACTGCTGAAGCGCCTACGAGCCTGGCGAACTATTGCAGCGTGCTTAACATGCCTTATCACGGGTCTGCTTATTCTGGGCAGATCGCCATACAACAGGGCGGGGCAGCCATGCGCATGTTCGCTCGATCTACAACCAACGCAGGCCAATGGACTCCAACTGTGGAGATGTGGCACACCGGAAACATGGACGCCCAGGATTTAGTCCCCGCCGGCACGCTGGTCCAGTCGTTCAGTACGAAGCCGCCGCCCGGATGCTTACGGACCTATGGCGCCCAAGTAAGCCGTACGGCTTTCGCCCGCTTGTTTGCTGCCATTGGAACGTCCTACGGCGTGGGCGACGGATCAACTACGTTCAATCTGCCGGACACGCGCGGCCTTTTTGTCCGAGACGTGGACGATGGTATCGGTCGAGATCCGGGCCGGGGCGTGGGCACCATTCAGGGATATCAGAACGCCTTACACACCCATACGGCTTCTACCTCAGAGGCCGGTGCCCACTACCACCCAGGTAGTGGCACCAATCCAGAGGGTGAACACACCCATACGTCTCCACGCGCACTGAACAGTAACGTCGGCGGGGGCTCGCCGAACTACACAACTGCGAACGGCGCCAACGGCATTGCGGCTGCCACCAACCCTGCCGGCAGTCATACACATACCCTTGCAATAGCTTGGGACGGGGCTCACTCGCACACGGTGACTGTAAATGCCCAGGGCGGCAACGAGTCGAGACCGGTCAACGTGGCTCTCTATTTCTATATCAAGTATTGAGGATCAAATGAGCAAGACTAAAACCGTCTACCAGACCTCAGCCCTGGGCGTTTATATCGGCGCTTCCGTGGCGGATGAGTCTCCTTTAGAGCCTGGTGTTTTCATGGTGCCTGCAGGTTGCGTTGAGGTGCCGCCACCGGAAGATATCCCCGAGCACAAAGCCGCCTACTGGAACGGCAAAGCGTGGCAACTGGTGGATTATTACCAGGGCCTGGTGGTCTACAGCATTGCGAGCGGCGAACCGCAAACCATCACCGGTACCGGGCCGATTCCGGCCGGTTGCACCCTGAAGCAACCCGGGCCGGACCAGGTGTGGAAAGGTGGCGAATGGGTGGACGACACCGGCGCCATTCTTGCCAAGCTTTACCAGCAGAAGCTGGGCGAGGTCGACCGGAGTTGCGCCGGATACATTGAAGGCGGCTTCAGCTCCAGTGCCTTGGGCGAGCCTCACCGCTACAGCAGCGGCTTGGAGGACCAGGTAAACCTGACTGGCCTGATGTTCAGCGGGCTGGATAGCGGTTACGCCTGCTATGACGCCGAGGGCAAGCGCTCGTTTGTGCTGCATACCCGCGCCCAGTTGCTGCAGGTGAACCAAGATCTGGTGCAATTCAAGCAGGCCGCTTTGCAGCAGGCCGACACGCTCAAACAGGCTTTGGCCAAAGCTCTCCAGGACAAAAAACTGCGTGCTATGCAAGCCGTCAAGTGGACAGCGCCGGTATGACTTGGGCGCCGGTAGCCATGCAGTGGCCGACGCAAGCCACCCAGTGGATGGACCAGTTGGGCGCGGCCAAAGGGCTTGCCGGCGAAGCGCTGGGCAATACAGGCCAACGTCTGGCCGGCTTGCAGGACATTGCCAAGACCAGCCCAGGGCCTGTCGGCACCGCAGCCCAGCCCGCAATCAATGCCGGCCGCCAGGCACTGGCCCAACAGATGGGCGAGGCGCCGGCCGTGCTGGTCGTGACGCCATTCCAAAGCGGGATAGGCCAAGGGCGTGGCTATCAGCGCTTTCTGTCGGCGCCAAACCTTTTACAAAAGCTGGTCGACAAACTTTCAGACCCGGGTGATGGGGGCCGGCCACAAGGCCCACAGTACGCCCTGTGCATCATGTTCCTGGCTACCCGTTATGACCGCTTTGCCGCGAGCCTGGCACGCTTTAATGCGTTGCTTCCGATGCCCGACCTCGTGCGTGCCGAACGCCGGGCGCAGCACTTGGCCAAGCTGGAGACTGAGAAGTGGGTAATTCCTCAAGCCGGCAGTTTGCCGCGCTGGAGCGCTTTGCCGTTGGAACGCTGCACCGTCGTTAAGGCTGCGCAACAGTCCATGGCTGGCCAATTGGCGGTCCTGGAGAGCTACGCCGCTGACAGCTCGCCCATGGGTGATTTGGCCGGGCTGGCCAGTCGTAAGGCCGCGCAACAGCGTGACCGTGACCAGGGGCTGGCTGATTTGCGGGCATTGCTCGCTGATAGCCAGGCTGATACCAGCATGCGGGCGCGGATTGTCGGCCCAGGTAACAACGCCGAGTTGGGTCGTGCCTTGCTCGCCGTCGACGCCCCAGGGCATGAGTGGGTGATTTGTGCTGGCGCGCTGCTGGTAGGATCTGAACAGGGCTTGAGCTTCGTCCGTGAGCTGGTGGGCCTATGACGTTACTTCTCGACGGAGAGCAGGTACGGGGCAAGAACCTAAAGGTCACCGGCAATTTGCGCATTGAGAGCGACGATCTGTCAGGCCAGACCAGCAACACAGACAAGGGGCACAAGGGCTTCAAGCCCAAGACCCTGACTGTCAGTCTGATGATTCCCTTCGTTGACCAGGTGCAATTGCGCGACCTGATGCGCCTGGTGGAAGCGACCGCCGGCGGTGGCCAGCTCAAGACCTACCGCATCGTCAACGATACCGCTGCCGCGTTCGGCATGCGCCAGGTGACCTTCACCGAAGGCGTGAGCGCCCGGGAGGACGACAACCTGCGCGCCTGGCTGATCCAGTTCACCCTGACGGAGAAACTGTCCAACCCTGAGAAAGTCGAGGGCCGGCGATCGGGCAACGCGGTGACAGCGCAGTCTGGCCCGGGCGGGGCAGTCGGCGGCACCGGTGGCGACTCCAGCAGCGGACCCGAGGAACTGACCGGTTTTGAAGCCACCCTGAAAAAAGTGGACGGCTGGCTGGGCGGGAGTGCCAAGGGATGAAGCTGCACAAGGAGTTGGCCATCAACGGCAAGCCCTACGTCCTGGTCAAAAATGAAGTCCGGCTGGACGCAAAAAGCCCAGGCCGGGCGATATTCACCATACAAGCCACGGCGCCGGTCAAGGGCCTGGTGACGCTGGATATTGGCTACAACGACAGCACGCTGCAGCGAC